GGAAGAGTATACGAAAGAATTGGCTAAAGAATCATTGGAGCATATAAGAATTATTGATGCTACGTTAAAAACAAAAGCTAATAGCCATGCGGATGATGGTATCTATTACTTAAACATTGCATTGCCTATGTATATAGTTATTTTAACCGCAATAGCAACAATATATGGGGCAATAGCAGGGAGTCTGGGAACAAATATAGGTAGAATGATTTTAGGAGTAGGTATAATGGCTATTGTAGTGTTAGGAGTAGTATCTTGGCTATGGTTTAGGAATAAAAAACGAGAGCGATTTTATAGTTTCTATAGCACTCTAACAGCGAATGAGATACAGCGAAGGGGCATCTTAGATTTACAAAAGGATATACCAAAAACAGAACAAGAAAAAGATACCCAGACAAATACAGATGAACAAGAAGAAGTTATAACATATCAAGTAAAAGTAAGAAGGATATAGTATGACTAATAAGAGATGTAGGGTAGAATTGGGGCAAAGGGGGAGATATAATCATGGCATTAATTTCATGTCCAGAATGTTCGAAAGAAATATCGGATAGGGTGAAAAGTTGTCCACATTGTGGGTATCCGTTAATAGAAGAAAATACGAATGCACAAAAGGTTGAGTTAACATCTGTAAGCATGAAACTGGAAAAAGGTAAAAAGAAGAAAATTATTAAAGCAACAGTTAGTCTGGTTATGATCCTGGTAGTAGTTTTTGGAAGTGTTTTTTTATACAATAAGCAAAAAGCTGAAAAATTGGCTATTGCGTACGCTGAAACCCTTGCAGTTTACGGAACAAATATTGAATTACTAATGTCGGAAATAATTTCAAGTGGCGCAGAGGCAGAAGGATTAATTAACTTAACTTATAAAGTGTGGTATAACACTATTTATAAAAAAAGTGACCCGGAAACAGACAAATATACAAAAAAAGACGATACTCGAGAAAAAGATTTTGGGGATTGGGAAACCGACTTTAATAAGTCACTAGTAAGACTTTTTAGGAACCTTGATACAAAAGAAAAGATAGAAAATATTAATTTATCAGAGGACCGTATTGAAGAAATAATGAGAGAACTTAAAAATCCACCGGTGGAATACAATAGATCATACGAAATATTACTAGAGTTATATAGTGCATATCAAGGTATATCTGACTTAGCAATAAATCCAAGTGGAAACCTTCAATCATTTGGTGAGGATAAAAAAGAAAAAATAGGGAAGTTTGTAGAATTATATAATAAATTAGAAACTCAACTACCAGAGTACTAAATGAAGAACATGCAATCAGAAGTGTCTTATGGCACTTCTTTTTCATTGGCTAAATAGAGAAGAATTTGTTAAATCATGCTATTATGGGTATAATATAAGCAGCCAACAAACTAAAGATAAGGAGGATTTTCATGTTGAAGAAAAACAAACAACTAATAACAGGATTCATCCTAGGAGCAATAATATTTGGAACAATGCCAGTGCAAGCCAAGGTGCAAGAATACCTATTACAAAAATCTACCGCAAAGGTTATGGTAGATGGAAAAGAATTTGCCAATAAAGCGCTACCAGTACTCAGTTATAAGAATTCAAACTACATTCCAATGGCAACATTTAGGGAGATATGTAATACTATAGGTGTAGGGTTTGAATGGGTAGGAGAGAGTAGGGAAGTGCAGATAAGCACAGGTAAAAATGAAGTAGCGAAAGAGGAAAAGAAAAGTGAAATATCTTCCATTGAAAAAGATGGATATAAACTTATCGTTGTAGATGGGGTAGAGTATGTGGAGCCTAGATCAGTGTCTGAGAAGCACTTAGACCAAGGATACGACTTTGGTTTTGTATCAGATACAAAAGAGTTCTATTTTTATCATGCAAATGACAGAAGAAGCTTAAGTGATAAAAAAACACTATTAAATAATATTCCCCATAGCATATTTGAAGATAAGGGGCATATAGAATACGATTACTTTAAACGTAATATATTACCATTAATTAAATAAAAACAGGGGCTATTAAGCCCCTAAATTTCTTCTATACCTTCGTTGGTGGAAAGCTTGGATATCAAATCACTAATTTCAGTTTCTTCTAGCACAACTAGATTATATTCATCAACCAGCCTTACGTTCTGTTCTTTTAATCTCATTTTCTGCATTTGCAAATCCCTTAGCTTCACCTCAAGATTATTCCTATCTAGCCTTGTTTCTGTATTTTCAGTTATAACAACCTTATTACCCTCAACTTTTACATCTTTGCTTAATATTGTTTTATTCATATAAAACACTCCTTTATAGTCTATAGCCCTATCACGTTTGCATTGCTAAAATCCCACGTACCGCGTGGGGAGGTTCGTCCCATTGATTCACTTATCCTTAAAAATGTTCCGTTAAAACTACTAATATCCATATAGTCAACACCGTTATATATTTCGAATACTGTGCTGTTATTATGTGTTATATAAAAATCCCCATAACTATCAAAGGTAGCTTGTGAATTACGCCCACCATAAATAGAGGTAACCCCCCTCAAATCAATCCTATCAGCATTTATAGATATTCGCTCTGGGGACAGATTGATAGAAGATATAATATCTCCTTCCTTTACCCTTAAATCTATTGCTGTGTCCATAACACTTATTTTGCCATAACGGTTATACATATCATAATCAAGACCATCTACATCTCCAACAAGCCCACCACTACCATCATAGCCACCAACAACAAGACTAATATTATCCGACTGAACTTTAATACTAGCAATTTCCGTATTTATTCCACTTATGCTTATAGCTTGCAAGGATATTTCACTGGCATTTTGTTGGATTAATGTAGCCTGGGTTATAATACTGCCCTTGTTAGCAGTTACCTGGCTTGCATAAGATGAAAACACAGGATTGTCAATTAAGTTAAGCCCAGGAACAAATCCTTCATCAACCTTACCAATACTTATACTTCCAACCTTAATCCTATCAGCATTCAAATAGCCAGTAGTAATGTTTTCAGCTTTTAGATTCTTTACATTTATTATATTCGCATCTATGGTGCCAGCAGTGATTTTATCAGCGGTTAAACTACGAATTTTAACATCTCCAACCGTGCCATCTTCAAGCCAGTTCCCACTCATGTTTCCATTTCCATTGAACTTATTATCAATAAAGCCTGTGGTATTAAAAGAAGCCTTTAATTGTTCAATTAATCTTTCTTCCGGATCCCCAATCTCAAGTTCACATTCCCAAGGTTTGAATAAATTATATTTGTGCCGAATAATCCTAGGCCTAGGACTATCAGGAGCGATATCCGGGTCGATTATATCACTCATATCTCCTAGAGAAAAAACTTCATGTGAATATTCAGGGAGAGTTCTAAGGTCAACCATCTTCACTTTATATAAGTACCTAGGTCTACAAATTAACTTTAGCTCTGCTATTGCCTTTTCTTTCAACTCATCTTGGTCATAAATATCTTGGTTTTTATAAATCCCTACATATTCTCTAGAGGTGTAAGTGTTGTTGGTTATATACTTCTTACCACCATTTACGTTGGCGATATCCAAATCATCATGGCCAAAGGCATACATCTTAGTCACTAACTTATTAGATTGAGTTCTGGTAATGTGCTTTAAATTTTTTCTATATCTAACTTGAAAGCCAGTATAATTATTCCACTTGCCAGCATCCCTTAAATGTATAATCCGATTCACACTGTCCCAAACTAGATAACCGTCCCATATATTCTGTATCTGCTTGATAATAGACAGGCGACTAGCCTTTTCAACTTCTAAATCTCGGATGCCAGTTACATCAACAGTACCTAATGTCCAGCCAGAGCCTTGTAATACGGCATACAATGCGTGACCAGCTGTGCCAGTAGCATATCTGCCACCAGATAGGTTAGAACCACCACCAACAATAATAACAGCCAAGTCGGCAGCAGGTCGGGCAGTAGGGTCATTGGAGATACTAGGCTCTACATAACTAGTATCAAGTTCAGACCATCTTTCTACAGCCATAACCTTAGCCCACAATTTATTTTTATCATCCCTAACAGTATCTATAGCATCATCTTTTCTAAGGTTATAAACTCTACCATTAGCCCATATTTCACATTCGGGAGTTAATTCGTTAATTTTTTCAGAAGTAGCGGGGAGCAAGAATTCAAGAGTAGATTCACCATTAAGGCGGGTATCTACATGACAGTCTTTTAATCCGTCAGCTTTAGGCGATAAAAAAGCAGTGGGTTTCCCCGCTGTATCTGTAATTCGTATATTTTTAGGTATTTGCATAATCACCAACTCCTTTTAAATCCATTTATCTCTCCAACGAATAGAAGTAGTGCTTGTAGCTACAACATTAACTTCCCCTGAATAGAGTAGGGGGAAGGCACCATTGTAGCCACCTATAGCATTACTAGAGCCAATCTTAGCAGTTTCTCTATCAGTATCAATCGTGAGCCTTTGGTCACTAGAGATAGTGCCAGTATAGGCCAACACCTGTCCACCTATGTTTAGCGATGGGTTAGTCACTGGACCAGCAATCTCAATCAGTAATCCAGTTTCAAAAGTACCATTATTTATAAGCTTTCCACTACCAATTAAAGTTTTTTCAAATGAGCCATTAATAAATGGATCACTCATTTTAAAAGGCAATGTAAATTCAAACCAAGTAGGGTGGTTAGTTGGGTCAATTTTCCCAGAGTACTTCACTAAGTAAGATTTCTCAATATCATCAGAGAAAATTAAAGTCTTAGCACCTTTAGTAGGGTCAAGGTATTTAGCAAACAACCTTTGTAAGTGAGCCTTTTCAAGTGGAGCATAGCCATTATTGGTTACTATACTAAGTTCCATCATCCTAGCCTTAAACTCTGTGCCGAAATCCATTTCCCCATGCCTACCAGGTATTTCTTCTGTACTATCACGGGTGGAGGGGAGAAGTTCAGTCCTACTATCACCAGTTACACGTACACCAAGAGGGTGCAATATGTTATTCGAATCAATTACAAAGAAAGCACCTACTGTACTAACACTAATATCATTGCCAATTCCAGAATCCGAAATCTTTAGATTGGCAATGATAGACAAGAGGTCATTGCCAAAAGCAGTATCAGATACATCAATATTTGAAATGACTGAAATACTGTCATCTGATGATATAGATTGGTCTATGACTTCGACATTAGCAACTAATAATATTTTTTCATCAGCAGTAGCCGTATCTGAAATATCAATATTAGCAATAATATCTTTAACATCATCAACACCAGTGCCATTGTCTAGCACTATAATTGTAAAGGGGCCAGAGTTATAGTTTGCCCCACCATTTGTAAGTTTTTTATTGTAGAATCTTTTTGAATTGTAATTAGCTATAATATCACCTCCATAAAAAAAGAGCCTACTTAAAGTAAGTTCTTTCTAGTTTCTTTATTTAATAAAAGTAATTTTATAATAAGGTTTACGTTGATAATACTTTTTAGTAAAAAATCCTTCAAAGTTACCAATGAGTATTGAAGGTAAAAACACATACATATCCTTTATTCTCTCTTCTTTAATTTTGTCTTTTCCTAATTTAGTCCTTAATCCTTTTCTTACAAAACTATTGGTATTAGTAGAATATTCTACCCCTGGTTTAAGTAAATTAAAAAATCGATCTCCATCTTTTTCAAATTCTCCCTTTGGTCCTTTTAATATATAACGTATCAATGAAGGTATACATAAAGTTGTTTGTATCATATTTTTTCTACTTAATACAATGACACCTACTTTTAATTTGTAGTATCTTTTATTACATACTTCTAAAACAAATGAAAAGACTAATAAATAAGCAATTACCAAAATCATGATATTATCACTCTCCACTCTATTAATTATAATAATCATATATAAGTGATATCGGAAATTTTATAATTAACTTGAGGAGTAGGGCAATAGACTATCATTTAGCCTATTGCCCTTATTTTATTATTTAACTAACGTCGCTTTTTGGTGCATGTGATTTGATGCATTAAAAAAGAGCCAGAAGGCTCTTAGTAGATATTAATTAGCATCATAATCGTGTACTATGAAAACAACGTGTGCATTTATATTTTCAACAGCTCTACTAGAACCGTTAAAAACAATGCTTCCATCTGTCCTGACGGTGAAAAGAAGTTCTACATTTTCATTACCATATCCTTTAAACTTAGTTTTTGTTTTAGGAGCAAATCCACTAGGTAGGCTACTCACCGTAGCACCATCCATCCCAAAAGGATTACTTAAGTCTTCAAAAACAATTTCAACCAACCTATAGTTTTCATGGGAATCAGCAAACATTGAGACTTTCCCAGACCAACCATTAAAAAGCATGGTGGTGAAAACAACTGAGTCGCTCATACTTACTTTTTTATGATTTATCGTAAGCCTAGCATCCTTTTTATCTGATTCTATATTTATTACTGCTTCATCCCTCAGTTTTATCAATCTAACATTGACATTATCTTTATCTGAGTTGTTTAAAGTCAATGGGCCTAATATTTCAGGATTTCTTTTATCGAGTTTCGCCTTATTATCTGTCAACAACCTTTTTATTCCCTTTTCCACTCCACTTTGAACCATACCCTTGGCAATAAAATATAATGCCAGCCCAATGACAGCAAATACTCCGAATACGACAGTCCAAAACATAGTTTCATTATGAAGTGTTTGTTGATAAATATGATCATATTTATCTCCTAAGCTAATAAGTTTTTCATTAATCCCCATAATTTCATTAGATATTTCTTCCACTAAATTACCCCCTATATTTTATGATATAGGCTCATTATACTATAAAAGGTAATTTTGTGTAGTTAATTAGCTTTATAAAACCTTGTTGCATACCAACCAAAGAATACCCAAAAACCACCATGATAAAGTACGAATATACTGCGCAGCATATTTACTGGAATTCTTAAGCTTAAGTTTAATCCCATCAAGAAACTTGATAAAGCTAATCCAATAAAGAAATAACTAATAATTATACTATCAGGTGAAATGGTTAATTTTACTCTTTGCATTATAACACCTTCTTTCTGCAATAAAAAAAGACTATCTCAAGTCTTAACGTTTACTTAAAATATATTCAGTTAGGTCATATAATATCTATTCACTAATCAGCAATATGGTGCGATTGTGACTTATCTCTCAAACATTTTAAGCATATTCTCCTTTATCTTCTTCAACATTTCCAGTATCGCTTGCATCTTTCATCAACTCCTTTACGTTTCTCTTAATTTCTTGTAATTTTAATAACATTTCTTCTTTTGTCATTATTAAATACCTCCAGTTAAAATCAATTCAACAATTGCTGACAATTCATATACGCTTTGTGCTAATACTTCCTTTTCTTGTTTTAATATTTCTAATTCGGATGGTAGTGGTGGTACTACAGGTTTATCTTTATCTGTCAAATAATCTTGATAAACTTCTTCCGCAGATTTTATTATCTTAAAACCTTTATATTCATAATCAATTATCATATCATCTTCGCTTGTTACCGCTACACATTCAGTAAATAAATAATTAGGTTCAAACACACCCTCTGATTTTTTTAGTTTTAGTTTTTCTAGTTCTGATTCTCTCATTTTAAACCTCCTAAATCGTATAAGATATACTAGCAGACAAGTTTACATTTGATGGTGCATACTGGATTCTTATACCCCCATCTGGGTATATTTGTATGTGCGCAAGTTGTGGGGAGGTGTAAACTCCACATACAATATTAAACCATTTATTATTAGCGCACCTCATGTAATAAGGTAGCACGGCAATAGCTGTGTTAGTGGTTGTAATACCACCTTCTATCAAAAAATCAATCGTAACAACTCTACCATTTAAGGTTGCTCTTGGTGCATCATACACATCATTTTTTACCCACCCGTTTAACAAGTCTAATTCCACACACCTAGATATAGCAACTTCTTCCCAAGACCCCCACGAACCAGACAACATAAGTCTCTCAGCACTACCCCCATATACTGACTTAAAACTCTGCATAATATATCCATTTTGATACTTATAAACACTAAGTGTACCCTCTGTACTAATGATACTACCCATTTCATAAATCTTCGGGATATTGGTCATAGTAGTACCTAACTTATAAGTGCCTGTTTCTATAAAGTCATTAGCATCATTAGACGGATTAGTTTTATACTGTAGTGCGTTGGTTTTTAAGTTAGTAACATCTGTCACATTTTCATTAGATTGTTGCACAACACTTGCAAGGTCAACTGCACTAGCGAATCCTGTATGACCACTAGATTCATAATCCAAGCCAGTTAAATTACTGTGAGCAGATGGAATTATTCCACCACCACCAGGAGAACGTCTTGCCGTTCTTAAATCTAGCACATCAACTAACATAGCTTTTCTAATATTGGCAAAATTATCAGAAGTTTGTAGGATTAAACGATAGAGCACCTTGAACTCTTGAAATGGTATGTTACCCCAAGATATATCCCTATCGTCATTGTTAGCTTGAGCATCTGCCAGAGTTGTATCAGTTCTTTGTCCTTGTACAACCTTGATAGGCTGTTCAACATCAGCAGAAAACACAATATAATAAGCCACAAAGCCATTGCTAGGTACTTGGGATTGTTTCCACTCAACATCAAATTCATTAAAATTAATCCTACCTAAATCCGTATTCTTAAAGGGATATTCAGTAGCTTCATCTTGTCGCCATTCGCCATTATCACCATCACGATACATAATAGGGAGTAGGGCAAAATCTTGAAGTGCTTGTTTAAAAAATGATGATGAAGTAGGGGAGTGAGTGATATCATGGAATAAATCCTCATCAGCAACAACTCCGTCAGTAATACTAACCTTAGGAGCATCATTAGAGGTAGAGTCATTCATTTCATAGCCATACAGTTGTAGCCCTCTAACCCACTGTGTCCAATCTATAGCGTGTAATCGCTCGTGGGTAGCTTTATCCATAACGGTGCCATGTCTTTCATCACCGGGTCCAAATTGTAGGCTTGTAATAGCTTGATTTTCATTCCAATAGATGTAGGATATATAAATCATATTTTGAAGTCCAGGAAATATTGTACTTGCCGATAAAATACCATCTTCATTGAAGTAAATATAATATAACCCTGTAGTATTAGGGATAATGATACTTTCTGGACTATCTTTAATAAATTTCTTACCTTTAAAAAACGCTTCATATTTATCACTTGTAGGCTCAATAGTAAATGTCCTTGTAGATTTATCAAAAGAGAAGGTGGAGTCAGTTCGGTTAGGAAAGCCAATAGGTGATTTAGCTACTTCAATATTTTCATTGAAAGTGCTTTGATTAATTGTATAAGTAGCATCGGCAGTTAATACGTCACTTTCCAAAATAGGAGTAGTAAATACAACAGCCCCACCACCATAATCAATTTCAAAATCATTAATAATTATATCACCATTCTTTTTTACAACGGGAGTAGGGGAGGGTAGCCAGTTTCTTTTACCTTCATGAGCTTGATAAATTCGGCACCTATCGTCATTAGAGATAAAGACTTCCGATAAAGGTATATCAGTTTCATTAATTGATTCCATTCCGATAGATTCTTCAATTTTTCCAACAGCCTCTTGGAGTCCAGATATATGGGGAGATATAATCTCCCCAGTTTTAGGGTCTTGCCAATTTGTTTTAGCCATTTACATCACCGCCTAAGATATAGTTACTTGTAATTGAATTACCCATGTGTCTGGACTTGCCTTTGTTCTTAAAGCAGATTCGACCTTGCGATTTAAGTTTTTAGCAGATCCCGAAGTGCCATTAGCAACAGTAAATTCTCGCCAATTATGATTGCCATCATCAGGCCCAAATGTGGAACGGAAAGTAACAATACTTCCAGATACTTGAGGATAGGTAGCATCCATAGGTTTATATGTCTTGTTAGTGCCGAGCAAGTCAGTTTGAGTTGCGTTAGCTACAGCTGCGCCATCACCAACACCTATATGAGCGTTAGCATTGTTAAACGGGGTTTCCGAGCCACCTATAAGTAAAGTGAGTAGGGAAGTGATGCCCTCGTTTAAAAGTAAATTTCCATTGATTTCTTCTGTATCATATAGTTTCATATTCTTATCGTACTTTTCAATAGTCCATTTAGGTTGCCACTTAGCACATTCTGAAATGCCCGTGCCAACAGTCATGGCCACTGTATCTATTCCAAATCCATTGTCTTGCATAACATCAACTCCTTAAATTTTGCAATAAAAAAGCCACTCAAGACTTGAATGGCTTAAATATATATAAATTAGTTAAATAAAACATAGTTATCAACTAATGATTTTGCATTCGTATTGCGACTTAAATATTCTTTCATTCGCTCAACAGCATCCTCAATCATCTTATCAATTTGTTTAGAAGTAAATAGGAACTTAGTAATAGTAGGAAGCCTTTCATAAATCCAAGTAGTGACAGCAGAGTACTTTAACTGGCCAGTACCGTTACCAAATTCATTTTCTGCCTTAGTTACTAAATAGAATAAGATTTCATTAACTTGTTTTTTTGCACCTCTTTTAAAAAGCAATAATAAAAACAAGACAAGTAGCATAACAAATAATATGCTATCAAAATGAGCACCTATAAAGTTATACACTATTTAACCCCCTTGACATGATCTATAATCCTAACTGCAATAACCGCCGCCTGCTCTCTAGTTAATCCACCAGTAGGATTGAAGTTTCCTTTATCATCACCTACGATAATGCCTAACTTAGCAGCCTTGGCAACATCGTTAGCACTCCATCTGTTATCTGCAACATCTTTGAACACACTTCCCACAACAACATCTCCTTTCAATTTGAAAACAATGTCTTTTCTCACATCATCCATGGTTTTGCCAAACTTACTAAACCAATGCCTAACATCGCCGTGATTACTTGCAATTCCCATTTTATTTCCTTCTGTATGGTCAATGATAGTCGTGCTATTTACAGGTATATTGTATTTCTTACATAAGAAAACACTAAGATTAATGGCTTCGTTATACACCTTATCAAAGTAGGTCTTATCATTTAGTCCATCTTCGCAAATCTCAAAACCAATATAACCTTGCGTATTAGCAGAGCCTTTACTGCCAGACCCACTATGCCAACCTACCATATCCCAAGGCAAAGTCTGATATGTCGCAACTTCACCATTTGCAAGTTTTCCTATCCATGCATGTACACACACAGACCGTCCATCGGGCTTGTGTTGATTCCAATGGTTATTATTAGGGTTCTTGCCTAACTGTCCATCATCAGGCCCTACATACCGTGATAGCTTAGGATTATTAGCGCCAGTAGAGTGCCACATAATCCCCTTAGGTGTATGTTTTTTGTTTGCTTTGTAACAAGCATTTTGCGTGGCAAATAACTGATTTATTTTAAATTCTTTGCTCATAATCTTCAACCACCTCTTCTTCAATACCTTCATTTGTTATTTCAGTTTCATCTGGTTTGTCACTTTCATCTTTTTCAACTTCCCTCATCAAATCTTTATTCTTCTTTTTTGACCATAATAAAAGCCAGTGCAAATCGGCACCAGCTTCAATGAGATTTTCTACATTTGATTGAAATTCCCTCATAAACATTACCGTATATATAAAAGATGCAAATATAATACCAACCTCTTTTAAATAGATAACCCTATAAGAAATACCAGTTAGTATAGCAATACTTAAATAAGATACAATTTTGATTTCTGTACCTTTCCATAAGTTTTTAGAAAATAACCGCTTGATTTTAACAGCATTTTTATATCCACCATTAGTCATGCATATAGCATAACTCTTCGTAAATATATCCATAAGAGAAGCCACTAGGACAGCCACTAAAGCCCACAAGTGCAAATCATCAGGGAATATGACATAACACGCACAACTAAACACAAAAGCAAAAGTTGGCTTTAGACCAGTAAATGCTTTACCAATATATCCAAACACATTTTTTAATATTTCCTCATCCACTAAGCACCTCCTAGCTAAAGCATATTAGCTAATTGCCTTTCTAACTCTCTTGAAAGACTTCTTTCATCAACATCATCCTGCATATGGTTATTATCAATCCTTAACAAGTTCTCTATTTTGATGCTTTTTCTATTGTCTGTAGAAGAAGTGCTTTCTGTAGCCACATTGCCCTTAGCTAGATTGCTAAGTAACGGGAATAACCTCTCTAATCCAACAGATAGATCAGGTGGGAATGTTAATTCTCCAGGCATCATTTCAACAGCACCGTAGCTTAAAGATTTACCACCTTTGTGCATCTTAGGGAGGCCTTTAACGTATTCTTGAGCAGTTTGGTAATCCATTCTGTGGAGGTTATCAGAAACACTTGATTTGAGTTTAGATAACTCATCATAAGTTGATACTGCCCTCTGTGCAGCGCTCTTATCCTTACCTATTTCATATTGTCTCTTTAGTTCTAAAATTTGATTAGCAAGGCTATATACTTGAGCATTGCTAGAGTTTGATTGTCCAACTGTTTTATTGCTGTTGAGATTACCATCATAGCCATTGACATTATCCTTTTGACTATCAATAAAGCCACCCAAGTCCCCAAAAATACTATCAGCAGTGCCGAAATCACCATCCGCTAATGCGTTTTGTAACGGAATGATGTAATTGTTCAACCATTCATCATATGCGCCTTTAGACATGACCTCGGCCATTGCAACAACGTTTAAGCTGTGATCATCAAAAGCATTTTCAATTAATTTGTAAGACTTATCAAGATTTTCTCTTTCTTCTTTGGCGGTATCATCAATAGCTGTGACTTGATCTTGTAAAACCTTCTTCTTATCCTCGAGGCCTTGTTTTTTTAAATCAACTTCACGTTTATGTTCGGCCTCATCAATTTGTTTCTTTAAATCTATAACTTTTTTCCTAGCATCTTCAGATGTCCTTACTTCCCAATAAGCTAGTTGTTCTCTAAGGTCCGACATCTTCTTATCGTGATTGTATTCACCTTCTTGTCTATCAAGGAGTTCAAGTTCTTTCTCAATACCCTTAATAATATCTTCTTGAGCATCTTTTCTAGCTTTTGTTTCAGATTCAATCTGATTAATTCGCTCGTCATAGACTTCCTTAGCTTTCTTTTGTTGCTCGGACATTAGTTGTTTTTGTAAGGCGAATAGGTTTTCAGTTCTTTTTTGTTGTTCGGATAAGTCTTTAGCTTTGACTTCATATAACTTCTTATATTGCACAATCTGTTGTTCAGTGCTAAGTACACTAAGCTTAGTTAAATGCTGAATTGTACTTTCTTCCCTATTGTAAGCATCTATCATCACTTGGTTTTTAAGCTTATACAGTTCAAGAGTTGCTTGCTTAACAGCTTGGATGTTATTAGTTTGGCTATCCCTAACCCTAGTCCATGCTGCGATTTCATCTTCAGTGGACATTTCATTAAAGTTTTTCTTCTCGCTAATCCAACTAAGAGAGTCTTGTAATCTCCTATCCCTTAAACGTTTTTCAACAGCGTAAATACGTTCAGCCATATCCATACGTTCTTGGTCAGTCTTAACATATAGGGAGCTAATCCGTTGAAGTTCAGCCAACTCATTCCTAATACTTCCTTGGGTTTCTTCTGATATTCTCTTGCGATGCTCTAGCAATTTCAAAGACTCTTGTAGCGCTTTATTCTCTTCTTTCTTTTCCTTGCTACTACCTTTGCCAGAACCTTTTTTATCCTTAGAACCACTACTTTTGAAGTCAGTCCCACCTAAATCCAAGGCAATATTATTAAAGGCATTTTCCATATCGCCAACTTTGTGCACAACACCTAGAACTTCATTAGCTTTTTCCCAACCAGGTCTTTTTTTCATTACCATATCTTCAAGCATGGCATCGGTATTACCCATACCAATTTTAACTGCATTATAATATTGTGCCCATATACCAGAGAGCTTGCTTACAAGTTCTACTTCAACCTTGCCTTTAGCTTGTGCTAGTGATGTGAAGTTGTTAAAGTCCGTATTATAATACTCATTAAGGCTATTAACTAAATCAGAATTACCTTTAATTCTCGTATCGTAAAAGGACTCGCTTTCCGCTAACATGCTAGCATAGGCCTTGCGTTGGGTTTCTTCTTCATCCTCGATGATTGATATTAGTTGCCTACGCAACTCTTGTTCATCATGTATATACGGAATTAATTCTTTGTGAGAACTTATAATATTACGCTTAGTTTGAGCAGACAAGCCTTCCTTAGAGTTAACCTCCTCAAGTAGACGGTAGTAGGTGTCAAGATTATCAGATGAATCTTCAAATTCTTTTCCTACACCCTCTATGGCTTTGGCATATTCAGAAAGTTTGTTTACACCTTCGCCTAACCCGTCATTTAGAGCGGAAGTGGCGTCTTTAAGTGCATTGCTATCACCAAAAGACCTTTCCATTCCCATTGCAAATTCATCTAATCCTACTGTATACTCGCCCAATTCTTTTTTGCTACCAACAAAATCTTTCGTTAAGCCCAAAATAGCCTTGCTAGCTTCGTCAATACCCTTGGTATCGCTCTCGGACACAGCTTTTTTATACTTTTCTTCCCACTTTGTAAAATCAGATGAGGTAAAATCATCTATAGCATCTTGCAATTCATCACTAAGAGTATAAATATCTCTAGGGGCTTGCGATAAAGATCTAGCCATTCCATCTGCATAGAGTCTCATGCTATCAGAAACAGTAGCACCATCTTCACTTAATTGTTGGGCTATCTTAGATGCACTTGCTTGTAGGTATCGTTGCCTATCGCCAGTTCCTTCGTTTATGGCATCGTTGATTTTTCCATTAGACGTTTCAAGTTCCGTTAAAGTTTTAGCTTGTTGGTTTATGAAGTTTAGCAATACCCCATGACCTTGGTCGGTAGTAGGGTCTACCTCCATACTTCCCATCACATCACTAACAAGCACTTTTTCTTTCCTTGCAAGCGCACCTTCAAGTCTATCCATTTCAGCTTGCGCCACCAGTATGTCTTGGACTATTTTTTTTCGTTCATCTAAGTTCTTCTGTAAATCCTTTAAATCCTGAACATCACTAGCCTTAACAGCATTTTCTAACTTAGCTTCTTCAAAAGCTTTTTCTTCTTCCATTGCCTTAATTTTATCTCTTATGGCTTCAGCGGAATCAGAATAAGCCTTACCCTCTGCATCAATACCAGTAATAGAAACACCATATAAGTCAACTAATTCTCTTTGAATATCTCTTAATCTAATTTTTTCATCTGCAGTAGCAGTGAGATTTTTCTCTTTAGTTTTTAAAGTGTCGTATTCCTTAGATAATTCTTGAAGTCCCTGTTTTTCATCTTCAAGAGATTTGATATTATCCTTAGTCGTTTCGATAAGTTTTTCTCGCTCTTCACGTTGTTTCTTAGCAGCATTAGTAATCGCCATTATGACACCAACGGCAGCAGATAAGGCAAGCAAAGGACCATTTGCAACTACAAAAGCACCAAGGCCTGATGCACCAGCTTTAAATGCAGCGGTCAAACTCCATGTGCCACTAGTTAACGAACCTATCATTTGAGATATGCCTGGTACTTGAATACCAAACATATTCATGCCATATTCCAAAGCTTTAACAGCCAAAGTCATGCTAGTAGCAGCCAAAACGGCATCCTTAATGGGCTTAGGTAATTTATTTATAACCTCAATAGTATTCGTACCGCTATTAACAATCATCTTAAGTGCACCATCAAGCCCAGCATCTCCCATGGCAACGGATAAAGCTTCCACTGATGCTTTTAAGGATTGTTGTTTCTTTTCTAATGTTTCCATGGTCTTAGCATTTTCAGATAGGGAATACCCACCAGCATCTACAAGCCCATTTAAAACTTCTTGAGTAGTAGAGAACTTTTCAAGTAATCCAATGAAATAGTTTCTTCTATAAACACCAGCTGCAGCTTGAGCGGCATCCCTTTTTTCGATATCAGTGAATTCGCCCTGAGCTTCAGTAGCTTTTTCTGTCATTTCGATAAATTCTTCTTGCATACCAACTGCACCAGCAAGCTCTTCGGCAAATAAACCAGCTTCTTGAGCACCAGCCATAAGTGCATCTTTAGCACCACTTGAAACACTAGGGTCATTCCACTTATTAGACAATTCATCGAATACTTCCATTACATTCCTAAACTCTGTTTTAGCTTCATCGGCGAACATTTTGATGCCTAAAGATTCCATTACATCAATAGATTTAGGCCTTTGGATATAACTTAATATAGATGAAAGTGCATTTCCTACTTCTTTTCCAGTACGGCCAGTAGTTTCTCTTAATACAGTTAAAGTAGCAATCGTATCATCTAATGACATACCCATGACTTTAGCAGCACCCGACGACCTTAATAATCCATCTACGAGGTCTTGAGATGTCAGAGAATAGTTATCGGCAGTCTTGTTAACCTTATCCATTACAAGGGCTAAATCTTCGGCTTGTAATCCCCATTGCGCCATAATCCCTATCATTGATTCAGTAGCGTTGGTAGCATCTAATTCAGCCGTATTCAAGGCTAACATAGATGTTTCTGTAAGTGTTAACGAGTCCGCAACATTATAGCCAGATTGTGCCCATCTAAGGGCAACACTTTGAACATTGTCAAAGGTTTGTCCATATTCAGTGCCGAGTTTAAATAAGTTATCTCTATATTCATTAAAGACGAAAGAGGTATCATCCATAACCCTAGAAATCTCAATCATACCCATTTCAACATCTTTAATAGTAACAGTGGCTTCTTTGGCTGCCTTGGTGATCGCATAGAATTTGGTAGCATCGGTAAACCACGAGCTCTTATTTTCAAATTCATTAGTCGGTGTCGACGGATTTAACCTATTTTCATCATGACCAGCGGCTCTAGTTTGGGCTCTCAATATATCTAGTTGCTCTTTAAGTTGATTTGTCTGTTCAGTTTCTTCGGCAGTTAACTTTCCCTCAGATTGTAACCTTGATTGAATAGCAGATAACTGTTCCCTAAGGGTACTAGCTTGTTTACCATATTCATCACTTAAACCTTTTGCAGATACCCTTTGTTGAACATAGGAAGCTTGGGCCTGCATATTAACAAGGCTACTTTCTTTAATTTCTTTAGCCATCTTACTCACAGTTGTAGATGTGACTTGAGCTTCCTGTTTGGCATTTTTAAAACTATTAGCAAGATCTTTATTGCCATCCATTTTCCCTAATTGGGAAGAGAACGCATTATTGATATCCTTAGCAGATTCCATAGCAATAGTTTTCATAGTTTCTAGTTGCTTATTGAGATCACCTATAGTCTTTTGAAATTGCACAGTTGAGTTAATGGCTGGGTTATAGTCAAGACCTAAACTTTGCATTATCGCAACAATTGAATCATCATTCATTAAATCACCAACTTTCGGGCACTAAAAACTACCAAAGAATGATTCCACATCTTCTTGAGAGGATTCTTCTTGGGTAGTAGTAGGGGATAGTGGGGTAGACCCACCAAATATATTAGGCATACCTATTTTCAAAGAAATGTTTTTACCAAGTTTACTTCTATAAGCTTGGATTTTAGGTATTGACATATAGGGAATTTGATCATCGGTTATGCTTGTATGGCAAATCAAATCGGCGAATACTTCCCCCCAATCAATAGGGGGTGATTTTTCGGCCCCCTCTTTTTTTTCATCAGAAGGGGCCCAATCTATCCCGATAAATCACATAACTTTCGAATGAATTCTTTTAGATCAACAACATCCCAATCATCAGCCATAGCTTTATCAAGGGTAAGTGGTGCATCTTTATCGTCAAGACAATAACCTTGTAACCATTTATCAACCTTTTTGCGACTTTTATCATCGTTAACACTAAAGAGTTGAGGTCCTAAACTTAAATTGTCCTTCATGAAATCTTGTATATCTTTCAATGCTAAAGGTCTTACCGTATATATTTTCCCTTTTACCTCAAGATCTCCACCACTTTGCAACATCACAGATAGCGGAGTAGGTGTCTTTTCTTTACTCATAATAAATTACCTCCTATAAAAAGATAATCCCACTATTACAGTGGGATTTCAGTTTTCTTATTCATAACAACCTTAGTTCCAGCAGGCTTAATCGCAGTGAAGTTTAGAGTAGTTGCAGCGTGTTGCTTTGCAAGATTCTCGTCAATATCCCCAGTTAATTGTGCTCTACTTATAGTTGAGTTGTTCTTATATCTTTTAGTCTTGTCCTTTGCTAGTGTTTCGTGAATAATCTCAATTTGAACAGTTGGATTAATGTGGTTTTCATCAATGTCGTAAGATTCTACTTCTGTAGCCTCGAACACATACTCCAAGAAGATAACCTTCCCAGCATCCGTCTCGTTGAATACAATCTTGTCAAGAGTAATCGCCTCAACTTCAAACTCCTTAGTAGCAGGTTCACCAGTAGTTTCAGTAGCCTTATAAGGCATGCTTTCACTATCTAAGATTGTCGGTACCCCTACAGCTTTTCCGAGTAGCGGAATTTCATAAGGAGCTTCCACAGGAATCATAGTTTCAATAAACTCCTTAATGTTTCCCGCACCTTTTTCAATCTTTGAGTTCTGCAGGAACGCAAGGGTAGCAGTGTTTAGTGTAGTAAAGTTAATCCCTATACCATAAGTGATACCTTCTTCATAAACGCCGGCTGGATAGTTTGAGTTGCCATCTGGAATATCATAAGTATTTAGCGTTTTCTTTCTCGTAATACCATCACAAGTTTCAGTACACATTCTTTTATCCTCTGGCTTTGTTGATAGTGCACCGGTTTCCGGGTCAACCTTTGTTAAAATAATCCTACCTGAGTTAATGCCTAAAAAATCTTTACTCATATATCATCATCCTTTCTAATTTTAAAGAGGACTAAAGTAGCCGAATCTAATACCATGGCAATAAAAACCAGTTGCCGTAGGGAGTTCGCCAAGTTGTCCTCTAAATGTCAAATAACGACCGTTAATTCGCTCACCTTTTAGTAAAGTGACGACCTTACCAATGACTTGCCTAGCTTTGAAATCTTCCATAACTGGTACATGGCAGTCTATTTCAATCATTTCTTCAAACAATATTTCATTCCCAGTTGGGCGAGAGGGTAGAGGATAGACACACAGCCTTTTATCGCTAGAGACTAAATCACTCCATTGACTTCTCTTAATAACCTTTTTAGCAATTTCTGCATTGGTTTTGCCCGTCAAATCAAGAAGTTTCATTATTTCTTTGTCATCTATAAGCTTTTTTTGAATTCTGTTTAAATCTCCATCTATGTCATACAAGAAACCACTCCTTTCAGGGCATAAAAATAACCCCTAGTGGGGTTTAAGTCTTATCTGTAATTATATATTTGTGAAATGGAAAGCTTTTAACGGTAATCCTAATCTTTTCTTTAAACCTAAAATGCTTCATCCACCTAGTAGCAGTTTTGATAGCATGAGATGGGGGAGTAGGGGTCACTTTTCCAGCCACCTCAAGGTCGAATCCACCTTTACCACGTCCAGTGACGGAGTTACCAAAGATGTCAACCTGACCCGTTGTATTAGGTCTAGACCTAATCTTGTTATCATGCCTTGCAGGGTTCCAAGCAGGACTGTTCCTATAAGAATCCAGGGCAGGATTTGTTGTGTCCATTAAAGAACCAGTTCCAAACTCATCCATAACAACCCAAGCGCCACCTGTGATAGTAGCGGTAATAACATTTGCAATATCTGATATTTCATCTTCACGCAAACTCTCCTTACCCTCTGGTGTTTGCATACCTTGCTTAGATTCATTGAGTAATTCTTGTTGAAGGTCTTTCATAGCATCTATTAAACTAACCCTAAGGGCTACAATACAGCCTTGGCTATCAAATCTTATTGACATAAAATCACCTACTCATTTTCAAGCCAATTATACAATTTGCTCTTGCAATCATTACATATATGCTTTTCACTAAACTTGCCCGAGAAATCACTACATAAATCAAGTCTTATCGTGTCTTTTAATTCCTTTTTATCAGTAATAACTTTTTTGCACTTATCGCATACTATAGCTTTCATTTCGACATCAGTCCCATCATAAGTTGATTTCCTTTTTGCATATACCCCTTTTGTTTCTTATTCCAATTCTTTTTATACTTTGGGATATTGAATGGTGGGGCAGAGGTACGACTTTTCATAGCCATACAAAGGATTCCACATAGGTAATATAGGGCAACATTAGATAGCTGATTGAACTTTTCTTCTGTATCTATTTTCTTACCATTTAGTTGCATTTTCTCAATAGTGGGAGTGATTAAAATTTTCATAGCGCCAATGTTACCATCGGCATCAATAATTCTGTCAGGTAATAATTCTTCATTGCAAGTAAGCATTTTTCTAATTTTATTGTGATAACCTTTCCCTAAATATTCTTCATGCATAAAATTACCTCCATAATTTTATTTTAAGGCCTTAAATCTCTAGAAAGTTGAATCCTTGATATTCCACTCATGCCTATATCATCAATGCTGGCAATTTGATACTTTTCCCCACTAAATATAATTCTATCTAGTTCAAGTACACCTAAAGTCTTTGGTACTTGAAGGATATAAATAGTCCCCTCAAGTAACCCAGGGTCTTCTTGCCTAAGCCTAGAAGTGATAACCTCACCATAAGAGGGAATATCATAATTAATATCTCCCCAACCCTGTATAGGGTTAAAGTTTTCGTCTACATCATCTATATATCTTTTATGATCAAATACAATATTACATTTAGCAGAGAAAAAAGCTATCTCCAATGATTGCGGGTCATAGTTGCTAGACTGTACAAGGTACTTAGTATCTCTGATGGATATAATTTCCCCACTTTTAAGGTTAGAGTCAGCAACAATTAAGCCCTCCCAATAACCCTCACGGATACCTAAATCCCTACTAGCCTTTGTAGACCGTCTAATCGACACCTTTGTATCTACAGGAATTTCTCTTTCTATAATGCAATCTTGGCCTTTTGAAATCAGAAACTTACCAGCATAAGACATACCTACCACCCCCGCTTAGGATAAGTAACTCCAAAGTGAAGTGGGGTAGGGGAGACGTTACCATCTAATCCAGATGCTTTACTAATTAAAACGTCCCGTTCTTCTATGAATTCTGCTTTCTTATTATCCCAATTCACATATAGCTCGTGTCCTGCATGTGGTCCTGTTTCTTTCTTAGGCAACCTAGCACCCATAGAAGAGCATAAGAGTATGCAACACTCCAACACAACAGTAGATTCAAGGTAGACCCTAGAATCGCCATTCATGGCGATTTCCTCGTAGTCTGGTATTTGAGATATAATATTGGCTTCAGCTATAGTAATAATATCTGGCTGTTCAATGGCAGAATCGGGAAGATAGGCATTATCAACACCAATCTTGTCCCTAATTCTTTGTTGCCAGTTTTCATCAATTAATATTCTGTTTTCCATAGGGTTCACCCCTTAAAATTTACTCGATTGTTAAAATCCTTGCGCTATCAGCAAACATCTTCATAAATCCACTATTTTCAGATACAGTTAATAGCTCTGTTTGATTCTTGATAAATTTATCAGCTTCATTGATAGTAGAACCAATCTCAACTAATTCAGAGATACAGTTGTTTTTATCAATCGCATAAATAGCTTCTTTGCCACCTATTTTATCGATATGTGGGCTGTAGAGTAGAGTAGTGTTACCAATTAAGTTTTGTGGTAAGTTAGTCTTAACATTTAACCCACTTGCAAGTAACTCGTCCATCCTACCTGCAACTTCAATCTTAGGATAAAGCACCTCTAGGATTTGAAGTAATCCATCGGTGTTAGCAACCACAGTATTAGCACCGTTAGGGTAAAATTTTAATAGGAACTTAACCCAAGCTTCTCTTGTCAACTTAGTAGCAGTGGAGTCAAGGTCTTTCATTTTTAAAGATTCAGCTGCGTTATCGTTTCCGTCACCATCTTTGATAACAGTTAAGATTTCAGCAACCTTATTGTCAGCAGCATCAAGTCCGATACGGTTAATATGAAGTCTAAACATATCAATGCTCATTCTCCTTAGTGCCTCATATGATATTTCAATTGCTCTACCATATTTATAAATCTCAACAGCCTTTGAGCCAAGTTTTAACTTTGCAGTCGGAAGATCAGTAGCTTCTGTAACTCTTTTCATTGTAGTTGCCTTTTTATTTTTAGCATCGTTAAGGTCTAAGTAAGCAGCCTTGTAAACATTAGAATCAATCGGAGTTCTTCCAGCAACCAAGTGCGTATATAATGGGAAGTCTGCCATAGACTTAATCAATGTCCTTGCAATGAACTCTGGGAATAAACTTTTATTCTCATTAGTTCTGTAGAAAGCTTCTACTTGAGAAGAGAAAATATTTCTTTCTGGCATACTTCTTGAAACAATCCCGGCCTCTTGCATTAATCTCCCAAATGCATCAATCTTACTTCCTTCTGGTGAAGGGTCTAGCATTTCCGCATAAGAGGATAACGTAAGCCCCTTGCCGAAAGCTTCTCTGTAAGTGTCGATATTTAAATTCTGTAAAGTTATTTTACTCATTCCATCATCTCCTTTTTTAATTAACCTAAAAATATAGTTGCAGTTTTTGCAACAGAATCAACGTTAGTAAATACTGGACTTCTTAATTTTGCAGTAGTAGCACTGTCTTTAGATTTACCAGTCCCATCAACCGCTGCAATCTTGCCAACAGTAGGAGCGATTGCACCTATAGGTACATCAGTCCTATAACCTTCATCTTGCACACTTACATGGCTATCGTTTTCATAAACATCAATAAAACCAAAAACCGTATCTCCATCAGTCCCTAAGTCAACAGTGTCGTTGCCACTAATAACCACAGGGACACCTACAACACTATCTTTGCCATCACTAACAACTAATGCTTTAATCCCAGCACCAGCCTTAAAAGTCGTTTGGTGAGCCTTGATACCTTCATAACCTAATCCACCTCTTGCCATAATCTACACATCCTTTCAAATTTTGGGCATAAAAATAACCACTACTTGAGTGGTTTGCCTATTGCTATATAATTGTTATTATCATTTCATTGACCCCAACAATATGGTCTTGTTTTCTAAACCCTATAAGCTTCATCAGGTAAGCTTTGTCCTAATTTATTCTTTGTATCAGGAGTGCTTAGTCTGCCGGTTGGAATATCATCACGTGCTTGTAGTTCAAAGGTTTTCATTATGTCTTTAATAGCCTTTGTACTCATAGTAGCGAATGTAGTTTTCCACGTCTCAGCAGTGAAGTCATTCCCTTGTGCCCTAACACCCATTGCTATAGCGTCTTCAATGGTTTGCGTGTGATAATCTTGACCTTCTTTTGCAAGTCGCATAAGTTCGTCACCAGATGTTTCAATTCCAAATTTTTCAGTAATTTCAGTTACGGGTATAGCTAAATACTCATTAGTATCAGTGATACCTTCACCGGTTTGTAAAGGCGCAGCACTATCCCTAATTGTTTGGAGAGCAGTATCCCATTTTTCAGCTACTTTTTCCAACGCTTCCATAGCCGTCATGCCTTCGATATATTCAATTCCCAATGCTTCTAATGACTTTAATACATTTTCTTCATACATATCCTTGTCACTTCCTTTCAATTTTACATTATCTAGACCACCAGTAGGAAACACCTTATTATGGTCTGATTTCTTAACCATAGTAACAAGGTTGCCATTATGATATTGCCCGATGATAGGCACGTTATTTGGCAATTCTTCCTTATCATCTACAATGCTAAATTTACCAGACGGCATTTCAATAATGTCACCATGTTTAGATTGGGTGACTATAGCTCCTGGATAAGCCCCGTCCCAAACGATAGATTCTTCAAATAAAGCATTATTGTTATATGGAATAATAACAGAAGGGGACATCGCAGTAACAAAGCAAGTCTTTTTACTTCCATCTTCCATCGTGTAAGTTCCACCTCTGTAGTGGCTACAGTCCCTACTCCAATAGTTCATATTACAGATAGAACACGTCATTCTATCCGTACTAAACCCTATTGAAGTGTCGGATAGGATTCCCGTTTCAATCCTTTTAATCAAAGAGTTGGCAGATACACCATCAGTAACTTCATCATCCCTAAAGATGAATTTGTCTAGGTGCATTTCTACCGTTTCGCCCTCGGCACTACTAGGTATAATTCTTCCATCAAACACCTTGCCATACGGTATCCCTTGAATACCACCACTACTCCAATTATGATTAAGCATAAAAGATACACCTTTTTTAGCATCATCAACCATGACTTGAAGAAGTTCTTGGCTTAGTCTTGTATGCCTACCAGGTATCATTAGATCGCCTGCCGACTTACCACCAAACACGAATACTTCATCTTTACCTAAAGTCCTTTTAGCTAACTTATTAATTTTAGACAACTGTTCATCTGTAGCTACACCAAAATCACTCATTTAATCACCTTCTTTCAATAAACTCAAACTAATTTCTTGCAATACTTGCGTTAGCCCACATTACAGATTGCTCTAAGTTAGTTAACGCCAATGACTTTTCTTTTGAATCAGGGCATAAGTCATTAATGAGATATGCAAACTCTTTAGCCTTGGCCCTTAGTTCATTGTATTTTTCAGCTTGACCATCTTTAGGTGCATGATACTTAAAATGGTTTTCTATTTGTTTGGTCATTTATTCACCTTCTTTCAATTCCATAAATTCTTCTATTTCCTCTTGAGAATATACGCCCCTAGGAAAAGAACAATACTTTAAATTACTAACACCCATATTTGATATATTTTCTTTATCAAGCGAGCTTAATATTACCATTATAGGTCCATCCTTTGAATCATATATTTTATTCCCTATTTTAACCTTCAAGAGAATCACCACTTTCACTAAAATACTGTTCTTCATACTCTTTGCAAAAGTCTTCACACAAGCAACCTTCACAATCCAAACAATCATGCAATTCCTTTACATTTTTAAATTTAGCTTTCTTTGGTAGCGGGTTTTTCTTTCCCCGAATGTTCATCTGTATCAACTGTAGCACCTCCTGAATCTAAACTTACCTTAACATTGTCTAATGGCACCTTCCCAACAGCTTTTTTAACACCCATAGCCTCGCGGGCAGCAGTATCATTGTCAACCCAATTCATTGTAGCTGCTACGGCATATCTATTCATCTTAGAAGTTTTGACTTTTTCTTTTTCAATCTCACTTTGCCAATCGACAGTGTTATGAGTGAAAACAGGAATAGCTTGGATGCCTTTAACTCTTAGCCATAACCTAGCAACTTCTTCCATTAATCTTTTACTACCCCTTTGAAGAGAGAGTATACCTTGTACAAATATCTTCATTTCTACGGAAGAATATGTTTCGGTCCTACCAGAGTGTCTATTAGCGAAGGTACTAAGTTGTTTTAAACCATTAAGTGTTTGTATATCAGTTAATTCATTGATAGCCCTAAAATCCACACTACGTGATACATTGCCCGAACCTTGAACCCTTTTAACATCATCATAAGTTACGATGTCAGAATCTGGATTAATAGATTCTAGCGACCTAACCACATTAGAATGATGGTCATTTAACCATTTTTCTAATTTCACAGAATCACTTTTTACGTGTTGCGGACACATTTGCAAGGCTCTTTCAAGGTCAATAGAATATAAATCCCTAGCATATCCTTGATGATGAAGTACCGCATGAACATCTTCAAATACTTGTAATTGTGAATCAATAGCTTGTAAGGCCGGTGCCATAATCAGAGTACCCTTAGGATTGTTCCCATCGGGGTCTAGTGGCACATAAAACACATTGGCCTTGCTTAGGTCAACCTTTTTGAAATCACTGTACTGGTATGGGATAGCCACTTTCTTGCCTTCTCTAACTTCCCATTCCCAATGAATCGTCCTTGGGTCAATAGGATGGACTTCAACAATATCATCCCTTTTATCATTTACTTCAACTTCAAGTATTTGATTTCCATACAAAACTGCATTTTTATGAAGAATATCAATAATTCCATCTAAGCCAGCATTACTAATTGAATTTATCCTGGATGCGAACTTTCGCCATTCATCTTCAATAGCATCAAGAGAGGTTTCTCTATCCTTATTATCAGTAGAGTAAAATTTCATCTGTTGGCCTTGATTAGCAAGTCTAACAAAGTTCCACAGTGCCATTGAAGCATCAGGAGTTTTCTTTGTTATAAATTCAATTGCATCTTCTTCATTCGGAATACCTCTTAGTTCCTTTAGTAGGTCCTCACTTCTGGACCGCCTAAAAGTGTTGCGTGAATTTCCATCGGCAGAAGATACTCTACCGGCAGGTATATTACCTTTTGGCTCAGCTCTTGCTCTAGCAAATACCTTTTTAAACACTCCCATATACATCACCTACCTTCAAAATTCTAGTTTATCTATTTCATCAAGCAATTGAGCCTTAGCTAAATTAACATAATTAGGACTTTCGGTAATCAGTTGAGAAATAAACATAGCATCTTCTTTATCGATATCAATTTCACCATTATTAGTAAGGTTAACCGCCCATGTAATCATCTTTGCAGGCTTACCAGTAGTAGCCATAGCCAACATATTGGCAAGTATGTCGTTTAATTTCTCATTTGTAGGTTCGCCTTTTAAAGTGACTAGATTCTTGTCAAGACTTAATTTCATTTCTTATCACCCCTAGACATTCTCTTTGATATCTTCATTATATCTCTATCTAATTTCGATTGAATCAGTACCCCTAAGATGCCTATTGCAAAAACAATAGCAAGTATCCACCAATATTTAATTAACTTCTGTCCCTCAGTCATATTAATCATGTCATATATGAATTGATTCATTTGTCACACCCCCACAAGTTTATAATTTTGCGTTTTAAGTAAGCAATGCCATAATCTATGGCACAGTAAATAACAGTTCCAAGTCTTTTTAAGACGACAAGATAAAGTTTTATTTTTTTCATCCCCATCACCGAATAAAGATTAGTGCGTACGGAATAATGGTTAATATTGTTATAATTATGAGCATTGCTATTGTATGTCCAATGCACATGGACATCACCCAAAACCATTTATATTCAATGTTTTCTGGTAAATCGTTTACTCTTTTGATGCCAATCAAATCAGTAGGGAGCAATATGCAGAATAATAGGTAGAGGAATAGTACGCCACATAAGAATGATACAATTAACTTTAATAACATAAAATTACCTCCAATCTAAATCTTATTTAACCAACAGGAGTCTAATAATCAGCATTGGCTCTTAGGCTTTAAGCACCTACTGCACCTGTATCCAAAGCGATTAAAATACTTAAACTTATGCCCGAACCACAAGAAACATCTTTTGTTTTTCATAACTAATCACTCCATCCTTATTTTTACCCCCAATTGTATGTAAGAACCACTGCACCAAGGATGGACGGTTGGAGGTTACCTTGCCCTAAAGATTCCTTGGTTATTGACAGTGTATGGTATATAAAAAACGAACCTCATTAAGAAGTCCGTTTAAGATATCATTTAATTAGAATTAACCCCACCAATTATTCCAGCCCAGGGCAATATCAGGGTAGGTGATTGGAAGTTGCTGAAACAGAAGTACAAAGCACTAACAATATCGTCATGGCCACTATCAGTAGCATTGTGATATTGAGTGGAGCGACCATCCCTATCTACAGATACATAGTCTTGAAGTTGCTTTTCAGTTTCTGAACTCCAAGGTATCTGGCACCATTGTTGCTCAACTACAATAGCAAAATCCTCAACTAATTTAGTCTTATTATTGCCTTGCTCTGGTATAGGAACATTAAATATTCCCCGTGCAGTTAATTGTGCACTTATCGTTTCACCAACACCAGTTTGACCAAAATTAACAGTGGCACCATTGTAAAGTCTTGAATAAATAGATAGCAAATCCCATTGTGCAGTATAATCAAGCCTTGCCATTAAATCTATTTTTACAACCTTACCTTTGCTATCTCTAATTACACAAGGACTACCATCACCCTTACTAGCAGGGTCATATCCAATCGTATATGTTTCAAATGGGTCTGGTTTTTCCCAATCAGCCCAAAATTTAATGATTTCATCTTCTTTTCTACTAGGTGGCCTAACTAAAACTCTTTCATAATGAGGGAATACAGAGTTTATTTCCATAATAAATTCAGCTAAATAGTCTTGCCTGTACCTAGCTTCGGTCATACCCATTTTTAACTCATCTTCAAAGGTAATAGGTTCACCCATTGAATCTTCACCAACTATTGTATATCTCTTTTCACCCATGTATGGGTTATCCCATGTACTAAAGTGGAAAGTGTCATAAGAAGGAGAGTAGAGCGATGATGTCTTATCGCCCATTAAAGATAATTTATAAAAGTAAGTCCTGCCTTTTGGGGTAGAGTTAATTAAAGCAATTCCACCTTTACCACCAGGGCCACGACCAGGGGAGTCAAGTCTTTGTCTTAAGTTCGCCCAAACAGTATCTAATTCTCTAACTCTAGCAGCTTCTGTTATGGTTACAATATCAAGCCCAACCCCTACAAGAGTTTCTGGATCATCAGCAGAGTGGACTTCTATAATTCCACCGTTGATAGTTTCTATCGTTAAGTTAGATAGCGAAATATCATTGACTAACTCTTTTGGAAGTAGTTTTTTTAAATCTCTCCAGTTTTGTCTTGCTAATCTCATATTTGGGGCCACTATCCACCAGAGAACAGGAGGATTTACATCAATAGAGCGTTCCTCGTTCTCCATTTCAATAAACTTCATTACACCTTCGCCTATAGAACCCAAGTCTTTTCCAAAACGATTCCCACAGACTAAAATCTTAAATCTGGCTTCACTATCATGTATTTTCTGTTGTGCTTCATGAGGAGAGTAGGGGATAATGACTTTCTTAAATCCATTAGCCTTAGCCATTCTACAAGATCCACAAGTTTTTTGATTGTTATACCTATTTTGTGAAGGTACCCAAACCCTTTCAAAGTGCTTTCCACATTCCTCACAGATACCTATACGTTCGGCAGATGAGTGTTGTATATAATTTTCATTCATCCGTTCAATTCTACCCTTGGATTCTCTTTTTCGAGCCATAATATCACCACTTTCTCACCAAGCAAGGTAAGTGAAACTAGGCTCAAAGGCTCAAATATTGATTTCTATTTCTTTTTTGCATTTTTTGCACCATACAAATATTTTTTTAGCTTTACTTTCTTTATTGATACGACAGAGGTTTTTGCCACAACTAGGGCACAAGTACCATTTATGAGCCATGTTTAAAACCTCACTTCTCTTACCGGAAGTCCTGCACTTTTCAGTTGTTCCCATATCTCTAGGAACATTCTTTTGAAAAACCTATTAGCATATCTAAGAGAACCATCGCCATAGTCGCTGTATCGTTCCATTTTCCTTGCATCTATTGGGTCATTACCTCTAATGTGGACTTTTCCATATCTATCATCTGTCACCACAAAATCTTTACCATCTGATAAGGCAAGGTAGATACAGTGAGCAAAAGTTCTACCAACACCCCTATCCATTCCGTAACCAGCTTTAAATCCAAGCAAGTATCTTTTCTGTGGTTCATATAATTTTACGTTTAGAGCTTTTTCAATTAAAGGAATAGTTTCTTCTGTTATTGTCATTGTGGATTCCTCCTTTGATTTTAATCACATTTAAACTACACCATCAATAACTTATCGTGCTCTTGTATAAATAGATATTCCCTTTCTAATTCTGAAAAGGTTAACCTTGATACTTCTCGTTTAGCGTCAGAAAGAAGTTTGCTATCTATGTTTTCATTTTTGGCAATTTGCCTTAAGATTCTATCGACCCTTAGAGCATTTGCCCTGGATAGACATAATTCCTTAGATGTAAGGAAAACAAATCCCTGTTCATCATTTCTACCTCGAGAAATTTGTCTGTCATACATTTCGCACTTATATTCATACTCAATACGTAGGTTATATGCTTTTCTACGTTCTTCTAAAAGAGCGTCCCAATTACCTAAGTATTTTCGCTCATAGCATTCTTTACTAAGTTTCATGTAACCACTCCTTTGATTTTTTGTATTAAAAAGCCACTCTATAAGAGTGGCTAGTATAGAATCATAAGCTTAAGGAGTTGCCCGTCTGGATTCCCATCGTAGTCAGCACGGGGAATTCTCGCTAAGCAATTTGCTTTTCAGTTGCGTT